ATTGGGGAGCAGATATTTCCGTCTGGCTATAAACAGTATCACGGGTGGGAAAGCATTGATGACAGAGCAAGAAACTTCATTTTGGAGGTAGGAACCCCGATCACGGCAGACCAAATCGCAAAGTGGTCACAGGGGAAAAAGAGCGCGACGGGGGCGGTCCTGCCGTTCTTTGGATTCCCGACGTCGAAGGTAAGACGGGGAAAGAAGACAGCAACCAAGAAACCAGTCAAACGGAAACGGACCGGGGGAAAACGATAATGGCCAACAGCGAGAGCGATCACGACAGACTGATTCGGATTGACGAGAACACACAACGCACGGTTACACACCTTGAAAAACTGAATGGTCGTGTTCGTCGGCTTGAGATCTAATCGGGTTACTCATATTGCTGTTTGCGGCAACGGCATGGGGGCAGTCGCCTCCGGCGCAGTCGCCGAAGACTTATGCCAAGAACAAGCAGTGGAAGAACGTCAAGGACTTTGGCGCGAAAGGCGACGGTACGACTATCGACCGGGCTGCGTTTGAGAGCGCTATCGCCGCCTTGCCCGATACTGGCGGTACGGTCTTTGTGCCGTTTACATCCAGCGCGTATCTGCTGGACAGCACGATTGTTTTGCCGTCAAACGTAACTATTCGCGGCGTAGGCAAAGGATCGAGGATTAAGATGCACGGGGATTCGAGCCGGTGCATCTTTGCCAATAGCGACTCGGCGGGCGGCAATATCGGCATTGTCATCGAGAACCTTTATCTTGATGGCGGGAAAGATTACTCAAGCTATACCGAGCCAGACAGCGCCGACGCGATCAGTCTCAAGGATGTAAGTAAGTCGGCGGTACGTAACTGCTGGATCACAAATACCGACAAGGACGCGATTGTATTCCGTACCGGCGCGACTGACTGCGAGGCGTCAGGAAATATACTTTGGAACCTCGGTGAGGACGGCATAACAGCGTCGGGGGCTGACACTAAGCGCATCCGTATTGTCAATAACAGCATCACGGGCAGGGACACGACCTATAAGGACGGTTCCGACCTGATACCGAGCGGTATACTCTGTAAGGCGTCGGAATGCCAAATTATCGGCAATACGATTATCGCGGGTGGATCGGCTTTCGATGTCAACCGCGAGAACGCCGACGATACCCTGCGGCAAATCACCATCGCCAACAACACTATTATCGGCGCAGGCAGAACGACGGTTTCCATCGCCGACGGTTACGATATCAAGATTATTGGCAACACATTCAAAGACTGTATGCAACGCGGTATTTTCACTTGGGCTACGGACCCGACCTCGCACAATATCCAGATTGTCGGTAATTCTTTCTGGAATCAAGAGAAGCAATCAATCTATGCGGCGTCGGGCGATCACTACCTTATAGCTGACAACCAGATTTACGGCGGCGATTCGACGGCGATTTATGTAGCTGGCGATTTCGCGACAGTCACCGGTAACAAGGTGAACGGGACTTTGGCGGGGCACGGTATTCACCTTGCAAGTTCTCGGCATACGACCGTCGAGGCCAATATCATTAACGGTACGGCGGGGCACGGCATCTACTGCGAAGGCGCGTCCGGTGGTGAGTATGTAACCATAGGCGGGAATGCGATAGACCACTGCATTGGCAACGGCATCTACCTGCTGTCGCATGACTTCTGCACTGTCATCGGCAACACCTGCACTGACAACGATTCGCTGACTTCGGGGTCGTACTCCGGCATTTACCTGAACGGTTCATACAACAATGTGATTTCCAATAATGTCTGTACCAGCCCGAACGATATGCAGACCTATGGAATTAAGTTGTCGGCGTCTACGAAAAATATCATTAGCGGGAACCAACTCGGCGGCAACGTAACCGATGATATCAACGGCTCGACTGGAGATATCCTATTCGGCAATAAGCCAGACACAAGTACGACGGCGCGGTTCTACACTAACAATCGGATCGGTATCGGAGAAGAAGACCCCGCTGGGCACATCGAGATCGACCAGATTGCACCGACGATTATTCTTGATGCCGCCGACGGTAATGCTGCCGTTCAGTTCCAGCTTAACGGCGTTGGTCAATGGGAAACTAAGATGGACGTAACGGATACGTCCTACTATATCCGTCGTTCTGGTGTTGGTGATTACTTCAAGATCAATAAAGACGGAAGTGTCGAGTTCCTGAATTATGCGTTCCCGATTGCCGACGGCTCTGCCGGTCAGGGCCTTGTTACGGACGGGTCTGGTAGTGTGACATTCGGAACTGTCGGCGGGAGCGGCGAGACAAACACCTTGGCCGACACTGGCACGTTCGATAATACGTCGGGGTTTGGACTGGCTGGCGGCAAGACCGGTTCGGCGCTCAAGGTCAAAGGGCTTGTCGAGGGTAGCAACATCACTATTACGCAGAGCGGCGATAGTGGGCTGGTGATAACGTCAAGCGGCGGGTCTGGCGGTGATTCATCCCAAGTATTCAAGACATACGATACCGACCGCAGGGTGTATTGGCCGAACGATTCAACGATGGAGTTTACCGATGATGGCGCACTTGGGACAGTATTTCAACTGAAGTTTGCCAGTGGCGACTACCTGACAATACGTCCAACGTCGATTATCACGGAGAACGGCGACAGCCTTGTCAGATTCAATGGAACGGGATTGATCGAGGCTGACGGTGTGCTGAATGTGCTTATTGATTCGACGACATTGAAGATCAGTAACGATACGCTTCAGGCGGACACGACTGTCGTTGCAACCAAAGGATACGTGGACGACATTGATCTCGGCGATCTGCACAATGTGACCGAAACAGGCGAAGCTCAGAACAAGCCACTCGTCGGAGTTATTGGCGGCGCGTGGGCACCGGATAACGTCGATTGGGATTATGTCACGGTGTCGAACGAGATTGATTCGACCGATCTTGGGGAGAACTGCGTTTTGGGCGCAGAGCTTGGACCACAGGTTGTAACCAGCGCCCATATTTATCCCGGCACCATCACGACCAACAATCTTGCTAATGGGGCGAAGATCGACTCTTCGACGTGGACGCTTGGTCTTAGGCCTGTCAATGCGGGTAATCCGCCACAGACAATCGGGCAGGCTATCTTTGATTATTCCGGCTCGTCGGAATCGGTGCTCAAGATTGCGTGGGGTACGGGAGAGGGGCAATACATACAACTCCAAGACGGCGGATTGTTACGCGGGCAAATGGATGATTCCGCTCGTGCCGTAGTCGGCGATTCTTTGCCATACTATACTCTGTTGGTTGATCTCGGCGGTATTATCGACACCTCTGATGCGGCCTATGCCGACAGCGCGGGGATTCTCGATACGACCGGGACTGGCTTCACGACATACGTGGCCAACCACGCGGGCGGCGCGGGCTGGAATCTCGCTGATTCAATGTCGCAGGTTGAGGAGCTTGTCGAAGACAGCTTAAACGAGTATTCGCTGACAACTGCGATTATTGCCTTGATAGCTGACAGCCTTGACGAGTATTCCCTTACGACGGCAATCCGGGCACTCATTGGCGACTCACTCGATGAGTATTCGCTGACAACCGCAATCGCCGCCGCCTACGAGACTATCGCCGAAGTCGCCAAGATCGGTGACGATACGGCCAACTTCAAGGCGGCTTGGGATTCCGCTCAGGCATTGGACGAGACTTACGAGACAATCACAAACGTAGGACTCATCGGCGACGACACCGCGAATTTTCTCGCCGCATGGGATTCGGCACAAGCCCTTGATGAGACATACGAAACGATAACGGAAGTTGCTAAGATAGGTGACGACACTACGGACTTCTTGCGAGCTGTCGATTCTGTTGATGCACAAGATGAGACCTACGAGACGATTGCGAATGTTGCGTTAATCGGAGATGACACAACCGACTTCCTGCGTGCCGTAGACTCTGCCGATGCCGCCGATGAAACCTATGAAACCATTGCCAACGTCGGGCTTATCGGTGACGATACCGCCCACTTTAAGACCGCCTACGACTCGTCACAGCACGACTACTTACGGTCTGATGAAACCGCCGCCGACGTAGACTCCAGCGGGACCGAGATCGCGGCGGCCCTAAACGCTCACGACGATCTGTACGATAATTTCTCCGAGCTTGGGGGGACCGTGGGTGACGCCCAGATAGCCAACGGCGCGGTTGACGGCGGGACTGGCGGCGAGATCGCGGACCAGACTATCACTAAAGCCGACATCGACACAACGGCCTCAAACTTCGTTTTCGATGATGCTTACCGGGGGACATCGGATGAAGCTGATTCCGTACTGGCGACAAAGGGCTATGTTGATGCCAATGGCGGGTCGCCCCTGTTTGATACAAACTACACGGCCATGACGGTTGGCTCCATTAAGATCGGATCGGATTCGTCGGCAGATTGGGCCACACAGGCGGAGCTTGATTCAAACGTTGTTAGTGAACCGTTTTATCAGGGCGATGCTACCGTAACGGGACAATTCGTCCGATGGAATTATGGGAGTGACCTACCCATTGACAAGGCTCACGCCGCGCCGGGTCCACGGCTTTTAATCCCGAACGACTCTACCGATAGTGACGCCAACGGTATCCCCGATTCTTGGGAAACTGGCGGGCCGGGTGGTGGTGATTCCGTTTTTCGTTATTCTGTTTTACACCCCTCGGTGAAGTATATCCCGGAGGGCAAATGGGGTTATCGCTATCATGCAATTTTCTCCGCAGGTTTGCCATACGCCGCACCGGGCCAATCAGAAGCTCCTATTTATCGCGTATCCAACGACGGCACAACTTGGGTACGGAAAACCGGCATCCCCGATCCTATTTGCACAAAACAAATACTAATCGACAGTAGTGGTTACGATATCGGGAGTGGGTATTTTTCTGACAATACGCTTTGTTGGGATGCGTCGGGGAACCTTTGGTGTATTTTCCGCACAAGTAGCGGAAGTAATAACCGATTATGGTCAATGAAATATGACGGAACGCGATGGTATAAACCAACCCAAATTATGAATGGTGACGAGATGTGGGGGATCGGATTGAACGCCAACCTTCTTTCCCCGACTATCACTCTTGACGTTGAAGACACAGTAGAAACATACAAAATGTGGTGGGTTGAGCTTAAGCGGGGTTCAACCAACGATGAAAATACTGTGTTTATGGCATCCTCAACACGCCCCGATTCGGGGTGGCCGACACAAATGATGGATGCCGAGGCTACATCATGGTATCCGCCAGATACCAGCGCCAATGATATTTGGCACATCGAAGTCATCCCTTATGGACCAGAATGTTTGTTTGGACTATACGTCCATACCGCAAACAATACGGTCGACGGCGGGACACAAGGCAAAATATATGCAGCCAAATCTATTGATGGGGAAGGGCTTGAATGGACCAGCGCAACGTCAAGGCTTGTCGCCATGGGGAGTTATGATAATAGGTTTCAGTATCGGGCGTCGGGGTTCTTCCGTAGGGAGGGCGATGAAGACGTATTCGACATGATCTATTCCGGCAATACGCAAACGACAACTTCGTGGGCCACGAATAGAACGACGGTGTATTTTAGCGATACGAGTATGGTGATAGTTGATTCGCTCGGTGTGGGTTATTCTCAGCTTGCTTCACCGTTTGTACTCAAGGCGGGTAGTGGCGTAACCATGACTCCGACCCATCATGGCTCAGCCAGAGATACACTGACTATCGCGGCGAGTAATGACTTCGGGACCGAGATTCTTCATCCCCGTCGTTGCCCTCGACACTCCCCGCGTGACCGATTCGGTGCGGGTGCATTGGTATCTTGCGCACGGTGACGGAACATGGCCCGACACGACGATGCTTTTCCGGGATTCCTGTTGGGAAGCGTCGGCGCGAGATCAGGTGCCAGTCCAATTCGCGGTCGATTACGCTTTCAACGCCGACTCGATAATCTTCTGGTACATGACCAACGGAGCGATTGACACCATTGCCGTCTACGTCGCCAACGACGCCGACTACCCGACCATCGCCGACAGTTTGTTTCTGGACGCTTACTTTACAACGGGTTGGTCAACAACGACGCTCACGCGGGTAGCATTGGCCTTCGATCACACCTTCGCGGCGGGAGAACAGGCGGCCATACTTTTCCGTGACGATCTGGCCGATGCCAACGACAGGGTTCTCGTTCAGGCAATCGGGATCAAGGGGAGCAGACAGTGAAGCGTCTCCTACTCATAGCCCTGCTGTTAATCGGCGGGGCGGTGTCGGCCAACGATACGACGGGATATACGGGGTCGGGGACCTATGCGATGGCGGTATATGACACAATATGGGGAAGCGCCGTTCGCCCAGTCGTGCATGGTACGCTGGACACAATGGTGGTGTTCCTCAAGGTCAGCACTACTACGGACGCCGATGTCCACTGTGCCGTTTACAGGGCGGCGGACTCAAGTCTGGTCGACTCTACTACCGTCAGGACGATCAGCGGGGAATCTAGCGGGGCATGGTATAAGTTCCCGTTTGTCGGCAACGATACGATTTATCCCGGCGTGGAATATGTACTTGCGGTACAGGCCGACGATAACGGCTCGGAGTTTGTCGATATTGGCTTGGAGATTTCGGGGGGCATTAAGACGTGGTACCAAGAAACAAACTATGGGGCATGGGCAGACCCGTTAGCAACGTCGGGCAGGAATGTCGGCTATCGGACAAGCTCGTACATCATCACGACTAGGGTGGAGGGCTTTGCTCTATTTGGAGCCGGTCGATTGGACGCCGATGATACTTACATAGATAGTGACGCCCCGGCAACCAATAAGGGCGGTGAAAACGATCTGTTGATTTACACTCATGGGCAAAAGTCGGCTCACTTACTGTGGCCAACGCTCGACGATACGCTTTTGGGGAAAACTATCGACAGCGCATACGTGACACTCTGGCTCCAACAACTGGAGGACGCCAATGACAGCATGATTGTTTATGCGATGGAAACAGATTGGGTAGCGAGTGAAGCAACATGGAATGTCGCCAAGTATGGAACGAATTGGTCAACGGCGGGAGCGTTAGGCTCCGGCACTGACAGGGCAAGTACCCCGACCGATACGCTGACATTCCCTGACGGCCAATTACACCACTATGCAGTGGATGTAACTGATGATGTGCAAGATATAGCCGATGGCGGAGATAACTACGGATGGGGCATCTATCGGCTCAACCCCGGTTATAGCGCAGATAGATTCTTTTCAGCCGATGCTCCTGATTCGTGGGGTAGGGACAAGCAGCCCTATCTTGTCGTCTGGTATACGGATGGGGCATCCACGTCTGGTCCACCCGACTATCGTCACGGTCCCGCCGGACTCGGCCAGCGTCACGGTCCCGATGGATCAAGCGCGAGGAGTCAACCATGAAACACCTGACTAAACTCGTACAAATACTTTTCTACGGAGATACGGAATGAAGACGGATAAGGGACTTTTATGGGCGGCGGCAATCTTCGCCGTTCTTCTGTGGGTAACGCCAAGCATCATGGGGGCGGCGGTCACTTATCCGCAGTCGTTCGTGACGCCGGATTATGACTCGGTGCATATCGAAACATGGATAGCGGCGGGCGACGGGACATATACCAGAGCGGACACCGCCGTTCACACTATACCGTGGAACACGACCGTAGCACTAAACGATACGGCTAATTGGATCATCCGGTATATCTGGTTTTCCGGGGGAGACAGCTCTGTTGGTATGTCGCCGATCATATTCAGTCCGTCTGTTTCTGTTTCGGCGTCTCTTGACGGTACTGGATCGTATACGGTCACACTTTACTCTATTGACACAAGCGGGACGGACGACACCCTGTCGGGGACTATGATGTCCGTTCGTACACTTGCGGGCGACGAAGCTGTTTGGCCGCAAGCAACAGGAACGTCCGGCTATAAAGTATTCAGCCTTGACGCCACTACGTATGTCATCAACTCAACTAAATCATGGTACACATTCCCCGTCGATACCGTTGTGATTTCGTCTGATACGACCCTTGATATCACCGGCTACGAATTGGTGTCACCGTCGGCTCCGTCCGCAACGTCGCTTTGTGTGGTATACGGCTACGTCTACGAGATGGCGGCGGCGGGTGGGTACTCTGCGGCGAAGTACGCAACAGTCACGTTTGATCTACCGCAAAACGTCGTCAATACCTGTGACTCAGTTATGACGCTTCAGCGCGTCCAGCGCGTCGAAACGAACGCCTCTGGTTACTTCCAGATCACGCTCCTTAAGTCGAGTTGCGTTCAGATCAATGGCAACAACCAGAAATATCGCACATGGGTCGAAGGCGCAGACGGCGTAAAGACGCGAGAACACAAGCTCGACATCCCCGACGATTCCTCGACGTACAAGCTCGTCTTCTAAAAAACGCAAAAAACTTAGCAATATACGCATTTGTCTCTTTACATGCAAGTAGAATATATTATATTACAGTAACGAAAGGAGGCTAAATGCCTACTGTTGAAACACTTATGCCGATTTTGTCGGGGTTAATTGTAGCTCCCCTGACACAGTGGATCAAGCGATATTGGGCGGCTGACCCGCGCTGGATTGCTACGTTACTATCAATCCCGATGGTCTCGGGGTTGGCATATGTAACGGGCGCGGAGATCACGCCGGACACGCTTGGCGACTACGTGAAGATGGGAGCGCAGTTCGGAGTTGCGGCGCTCGTTGCTGTCAAGTCGCACCAGATCGAGAAAGCGGTGCGCAAGTGAAACACCAAAAAGAACCTGTTGATTAGAAAGGATAAGTGATGAAAATCTTAATCTTAGCTCTGCTATTAACGGCAACGGCGTTTGCCTTTAATCCCGTGAATGCCCAAGAGCCTGAACTTACCATCGGCCAAGTCCCCGCTGGATTTAGCGCTGGTGCGCTGATGATCGAGGGCGTGAAAACGTCAGCAGTCTACGCCGTCGATGTCGGCAAGCAGGAGGTCCTCGGCGTGACCGGGCTGGTGAGCTATATGTACACCGAGCGCAACGACGAGGAGTTCAACTATCTCCGCCTGTTGTGTGAGCGCCCGGTCTATCTCGACTACGGCATATATTTGATTCCCGGTGCGGGATTCTGGCAAAGCATCGGCGACGGCCCCGACAAGACATTCCCCTGCTACTCGGTCGGTGCTGAGTACCGACATTGGGGCTTTTCCGCGGGCCTGCGCGGTGAAGTCGGCGTAAGGACAGGTTCTCCCGATATGTTCATAGTCGGGGGGTCCCTGCGGGTGCTGTTGTGACGGTAGTATACATCTGGCTTGGAGTACTGACGTTGTGGATGGTTTGTCATTGGGCGAGGCATCCAGACCCGCGCTATCCCGATCTTGATAATCCCCAGCCCGACAAATACCGCGACAAACTGGAGTATCTCAGTGCCCTATTGCAATCAGTGATGACAAGCAACAGAAT